AAGGTACTGTTATTGTTAAGACAGGTTGGGAAGTAGATACTGCTATTAGAGAGGTTGAAGAGGAAGTTGCTGTATATGCTACTCCTGAACAATCTATACAGTTAATGCAAAGAGCTGTACAAGAAGGTAGAATGAGTGCTGAGCAAGCACAGGCTATGCTAGAGACTGGTGAGCCTATGCAAATTGGTGTAGAGATGCAAATGGTTGAGAAGGAAGTTCTTGTTAAGAATCAACCTACTTACGAGGTATGTATAACTGCTAATGTTACTATAGACCCTACTTGTGAAGGTGTTGTTGCAGATGCTTTATTTGTAATACATGAGTATGATACTTCATATGCTGATTTAAAGTCAGATGAGTATGGTAAGGATGATGACGGAGAAGAGTATGGTATTTATCATAATCTTGAGTTCGTTAAAGGTATCTCTGATGAGGAATATGATGAACATAAGTCAGATGAGTCTAATAACTTTGAGTTTCAAGATACTGCACGTAAAAGATTAAAAGCTTTTGAGTACTGGGGTTATTGGGATATACAAGATAATGGAGAGCTAGTTAGTATAGTAGCTACTTGGATAGATAAGACTTTAATTAGGCTAGAAGAGAATCCTTTTCCACATGGGAGGCTTCCATTTAGTATAGCTACGTATATGCCAGTTAAGAAAAGTGTACATGGTGAGCCGGATGCTGAGCTTCTTAAAGAGAATCAAGATGCTATTGGTAAGATGACTAGAGCTATTCATGATATAACTGCTAGGCAAGCTGTTGGACAAGAATTTATAGATGAGAATTTCTTTCCGAGCCCTAGTCAGAAGAATAGCTATGAAAAAGGTAATACAGTTTACTATAGAACTTCTATGGATCCTAAGAGAGCTATTCATAGGCAAGATGTGCAAGGTGTTAATAACGCTCCATTTGAAGTTATTAAGTGGCAGTCTTCTGATGCTGCAGAACTTACTGGGACTAGGCCATTTGGCGGTCCTGGTGGTGCTAAGATGGACGGTAGTAAGCAAGATAGAGATTCTATGGATGCTACTGCTAAAAGAGAGCTTAGTATATTGAGAAGACTTAGTTCACTGCTATTTGTTGATATGGCTAGAATGACTATAGCAATGAATCAAGTATTCTTAGAACCTGAAGAGGTTATTAGAATTACCGATAAAGAATTTGTGACTGTTAAGAGAGATGACTTACAAGGTGACTTTGATCTAAGAGTTCAAGTAAGTACTCCTGAAAAAGATGAAGATCAAGCAAATAAGCTTATGAAACTTATGCAAACAAACGGTGCTAATATGGATGAGAATCTAGCTAAGATGCATTATATTAAATTAGCTGAGTTATGGAAGTTTGATGATTTAAGTGAAGAGCTTAGAAATTACCAACCTACTCCTAATCCTAAGCAAGAAGAAATGGTAGCTTTACAGCTAGAAGAACAGAAACTTAAGAACGCTTTACTAATGAAAGAGATGGAAAAAGTTGATGCTAAGATTGCAGAGAGATTAAGTAGAACTGAAAATAATGATGCAGATGAGGATTTAGTAGTAGCTAAGGCTGAGCAAGCAAGAGCAGTTGCTGGTAAACTTACTAGTGAGACAGATGTTATAGACCAGTCATTCCTGAGAGTACAGGGTGGCACTGATAGACTAGAGCAAATAGAGGATCAAGAGTATGCTGCTAATGTAGCTGCTGCTCAGAAACAAATGGATAAAGCTATGCTTAATATCCCTGCTAAAACAATAGCAGAAGTATAATAAGGAGAATAAATGAATGGACAAGCACCACAGCATCCAGGACGTCAACAGCAAGGTCTGGTAGGTCCTGTAGCTAACGAACAAGGCTTAGGGCAAGTTAGTCCTTCTGGAGCAGAGTTTTTTACGCCTAGCGTAGCTATGGACCAGTTTAATGCTGCTAAGTCTGGACAAGCTCAGATGAGAGATGCACAGATAGCACAAGCTAGTGCAGCGGCTGGTAAGGCTCAGGCTGAACAAGAGATATTAGGTGATATGGCTCAACAGCAACAGCAAGGGGCTGTGCAAAGCTTAGCTGCGGGTATGCTTGATGGAAGTCTTGGTAACGAGCAGCTAGCGGCTTTGGTACAGAATGGAGAGGTATCTTCTGATATGGCAAATGCTGCTATGCAAATGGCAAATGAGTATGCAATGAGAAATGCTCAATCTACACAACAACAAGGATTAGGAGGTTTATAATGAGTTTAGGTTTAAAAATGTCTGCGGACGCTACAAGGTTTAAAGAGTTAAATGATATAGAGGAGCTACGTGCTGCTTCTGGTATGAAGAATTTTGATGTAGCTACTATAGCTACTAGTGGTAAAGTACTCACATATGTATATGATGCACCAAATGCAGCTACAGATGATGGTGTAAGTGTTATTAAAGGTTGGACTTTAGACTCTATTTATGAGGTAACTGAAGGAGAGCTAGTAGACAGTGTTGGTAGTACAGGTACTGTTGGACAAGTTCCTGAAGCTAATGGAGATGGTACGTGGAGTTGGACTACACCAGTTTAAGATTAACGTAAGGTTAGTATACTATACTGCCATTATTATTTAACACAGGCCAGATACTACTTGCCTTGATACGAGCCAATACACTGAAGCTCTAAAACTCTGGCATAAATCGTGGCAATGCTTATGCAACCACTTAAAGGATCAAGCAATGGATGAAGCATCATCGAACTTGAAAGAAACACTAAAAGCTATTGATGCTGTTATAGCTGAAAAGAAAACAGCAATCAAGTTAGGCGAGGCGCTAGAACGTCTTATGAACAACGCAGACTTTAAAACAGTAATCTTAGAGAATTACATTGAAGCTGAAGCAAGCAAGTTATTTAAAATCTTAACTGACCCCAGTGGTGCTAGCCCTTATACAACTGAACAGATTCATCTGAAGTTAGAGGCTATTAGTCACTTTAAAGGTTATGTTGGTACTGCTGATTATGCAGGTACTATTGAGGTTGAAGCGAAACAAGCTCCTCTAGATATTATTATAGAAGAGAATTATCGTAAAGAAGTAACAGCAGATTTTGCTGAAAGTAGAGAATAATTATGAGTGATACTGTAAATAATGAAGAAGTTGAATTTGACAATGATATATTTGAGTCAATGTTACATGGGACGTTTGAAGAAGAATCTTCTGAAGCTGTAGCTGATGAAGAAGAAGGTGTTGAAGATGAAGCAGATACTGCTGAAGACTTTGACGAAGAAGATAACGAAGACTACGAGGACACAGACCAAGAAGACGAATCTGAAGAAGAAGAGGAACTTGATGAAGCTGGCGACGGTGAGCTTGATGAAGACTCTGAAGACGAAGAAGAAGATGAGGAAGAAGACTCTCCAGTAGATGGCGATAGTTCAGATGATGAAGATGGTGATACTGAAGGTGAAGAGGAAGACTCAGACGATGAGGATGAACCCGGAGCTGATGAAGACACTGACGAGGAATCAGAAGAAGGCACTGACACAGAGGAAGATAGCGACGGCGATGACTCCGAGACTACAGATGCATTTGACTATAAGGCATTCTATGACGCAGTAGTAAATACTGAATTCGTTGTTAACGGTAAGAAAGTTAAAGGCTTTTCAGACCCTCAGAAGATTATTCAGTCTCAACAGATGGCTGGTGGTTTCTCTGAGAAGATGGCAGGTTTTAAGCAGTATCGTCCGTATATGGCCCCTCTTAAAGAGAGAGGTATGCTGGAAGATCAGGCTAAGTTTGATTTAGCAATGAACCTTATTGATGGAGATAAGGAAGCGATTAAAGCTCACCTGCAAACACTTAATATCGATCCATTAGAGTTCGACATGGATACTATAGACTATAATGGTAAGTCCAATATAGCTAGTACAGAACCTCTTATTATCGAAGATGTAATGGAAAGAGCTAAAAGTGCAGGTATAGAAGATCGTGTTAGAGAAGTCGTTGGTAAAGACTGGGATGCTGCAAGCTTCCAGGAATTTGTATCTAACGACGCTGTTCGTAATGATTTACTTACTCAGATTGAAAGTGGAGCATATGATGTTGTACAGGATAAGATAGCAGAGATGAGTAGATTAGATTATAACGGTGCATTTGGTGGTATGAATACTATTTCTAAATACCGTGCAGCCGTTAAGGAGTTACAAGCTGAACAAGCTAGAACTCCTGCTGTAGCTAGCCCTGTAACTCCTGCTACTAAAAAGGTTGCTAAGAAGCCTTCAGTGAAAACTGAAAAGGCTAAAATTGAGCAAGCTAGAAAAGAAGAAGAGTATAAGGCTAAAGCTGCAAAGCAAGAAGCAAAGTTAACACAACAACGTAAGAAAGCGGCGTCTATGAGTAAGAAGAAACCTAAGGCTAAGCCTAAGGTTAAATTTGACCCATTAGCGCTAGAAGGTGATGAATTCGATAAACATATGGAATTCTTAAT